TCAATACTGGAACAAGAAAGAATAGAAGCAGATAAGAAAGTACTAGCAGAACTTATCAATAAGCACTTCCCTGATTGGAGAAGAGTTCTTAATGAGTGTCAGAGATACTCTGTTGGTGGTAAGATAGATAGTGGTATACTTGCACATTTTAGTGAAGCAAAAGTAGATGATCTCATTAAAAACCTCAAGGAAAAGAACTTTCCAGAAGTACGTAAATGGTGTGTCAATAATCTGGACAATGATCCTGCTGTATTATTGCGTTGTATTTACGATAGTCTTTACGACTCCCTTGTCGTTTCCACTATTCCTGCTGCCGTTCTTATTATTGCGAAGTACCAGTATCAAATAGCATTTGTTGCTGATCAGGAAATAAATATGCTTGCATGTCTTACTGAGATTATGGTGGAGTGTGAATTCAAATGAACACTAAAGATAAAATAGCACAAGCTAAAGAAAGAATTAAAGAGTTGCAAGTAATGATTGATATATGGGAAGCAACATTACCAAAGAAGAAGTTTGGTGAGAAGAATGACCATGTAGAACCTACGATCACCACACCACATGGTGAGATTAGTGAAACATTAATGAGTGGTGCATTAGGAAATTATTATGAAAAGTCTAAAGACGCCTCTTAGATATCCAGGCGGTAAGTCTAAAGCAATAAAAACATTATCACCTTGGTTCCCTAGTACCATATCTGAGTATAGGGAACCTTTTATTGGTGGTGGGTCTATTGCTATTGAAATAACTAAATCTAATCCAGACATTCCTGTATGGATAAATGATCTTTATGTACCCCTTTATAATTTCTGGGTACAGTTAAGAGATAGTGGTGAAGAACTGTCTGAGAGAGTGCGAGAAGAGAAGCAGAGGACGTTGGATGAGGGTGATAAGGATAAAATAACTGCAAGTGCTAAAGAACTATTCAATAGATACAAGGCAGAGATTGATACCTATGATGACTTTGAGAAAGCAGTTGCATTCTTTATAATGAACAAGTGTAGTTTTTCTGGACTAACAGAGAACAGCACCTTTTCACAGTCAGCATCCAATTCTAATTTCTCACTTGTGGGTGCAGATAAACTTGCACAGTTTTCTAAGTTAATTAAAGACTGGAAGATTACTAACATTGATTATTCAGAAGTAATGAAAGCATCTGGATCAAGTAATACATTTGTATTCCTAGATCCTCCATACGATATTAAGGACTTCTTGTATGGTAAGAATCGTGAGATGCATAAGAAGTTTGATCATGATAGATTTGCGGATGATGTTTATAATTGTACTCACAAGTTTATGATTACATACAATCTAAATGATAGACTCTTAGAGTTGTATAAGAACTATAATCTTAAAGAGTGGAAACTTAGATACTCCATGGCTCATCGTGGTGACAAAGGAACTGATGAGAATGTGAAAACAGAACTATTAGTTACTAATTATTCTATTGTCCCACAAACACCTTTGGAGTTAGCATGGAATTAAAAGATTGGTTGAATTCAATTAACTTCAATAAGACTAATCTTATTGAGGAAGATCCTTCTGCAATTAAGGATTATCCACCGTATATAATTAACCGTTGTTTGTCAGGACATCTTGATTGTATTTTGTTTGTTAATGAGATGAATAGGTATTCTTTCTTAGATAAAGATATGCAATATTCGTTTTATCTAAATACACTTAGGAAAAAGAAGAGATTTTCTCCCTGGCTCCGAAAAGAGAAGGTTGATGATTTAGAATGTGTTAAACAGTATTATGGGTATAGTAATGAGAAAGCTTCCCAAGCACTGAAGATTCTAGATAAGAAGCAACTGAACTTTATTAAACAACGACTTGAAACTGGCGGTACAAAATGACTACACAAGAACCACAAGTAAACTGGTCTCCTGATATGATGGTTGAGGTTCTTCTAAATGAACCTGACGACTTCTTGAAAGTTCGTGAAACATTAACCAGAATAGGAGTGGCATCTAGGAAGGAGAAGAAACTATATCAATCTTGTCATATACTTCATAAGCAAGGAAGATATTATCTCGTTCATTTTAAAGAATTATTTGCATTAGATGGCAAACATGCTAATCTAACAGTTAATGATATACAAAGACGTAATAGAATAACTAAGTTATTATCTGATTGGGGATTGGCATCTATAGTCAAGGAAGAAGATGTTTCTGACATTGCTCCACTCAACCAGATAAAGGTATTATCTTATAAAGATAAGGGTGATTGGATACTAGAACAGAAGTATAATATTGGTAAGAAGAATAAGGTAGAAGAAACCACACCTTAGATTGAAGTAAAAGTGTTATAATTAGTATTGGATGCCGAAAGGATCCAAACTAACACACTCGCTTTTAAAGGAGAACTATGAACGCACTACAACGCTATCATGCTGCAAATCTTCCCGAACTTATGGAGAAGATTAACAAGAACAGTATAGGAATGGATGATTACTTTGATCGGTTTTTTAATTCAGACTTTCCACAATCAAATTATCCACCATACAATTTAATACAATTAAACAATCATGAGTCGAAACTCGAAATCGCCTTGGCGGGGTTCAAGAAAAATGAGTTACAAGTCTATACGGAGTTTGGAAAACTATATGTCAAAGGCAAAAAAGAAGAATCAGAAAATGTTGGAGAATTTGTCCATAAAGGATTGGCCCAACGTTCCTTTGAACGAGTTTGGACGGTCTCCGACGATACGAAGGTTGGATCCGTCGAGTTTGAAGATGGATTATTAACAGTGGAACTAAATAAAATTGTTCCCGATCATCATGAACGTAAAGAGTATCTTTAATTATGGCACTATCTCAAACCACACTAGACCATCTACTTGAAGCAGAGTCTCACTTGAGAGCAGCAGTTAGATCTGCCTCTACAAATGAAAAACCTTTAGTCATTACTCAACTATCTCAATTATTGCTGGATGTTGAAAGGGTTAAAGAGTTTGAAAAGCTGCAAGATATTGTAGATGCTGAATTAAAGAAAAGAGAGTCTTGACAGACTCTCTTTTTTTCGTTATAATAAAAATTAAGTAAAGAAGAACTATGGCTGTAAAAGTAGTAATGCTAAACACTCGTGAAGATGTTATCACGGATGTATTAGAGTTGTCTGTCCCTGAAGGTGACGAGCAAAAAGTAATTGGATATAGGTTGCAAAAACCTTGCCAAATATGGATGCACTATGAAAATATTGCAACCACACCAGGTAATGATAGTCAATTAGGTCATCTTAAATTAAAACCTTTTACGACACTATCTGCAGATGAAAGTATAGATATAAAAGCAGACGATGTTCTAGCTATTGTGGAACCTATACCACAAGCAAAAAATCTTTACGAAAAGTATGTCATAGGAAACCAAACACCAACTAACGAAACAGATGATCAAACTAATAGTACTGACGAATCAACAGATTCTGATTAGTCAGATTGACGAAGTAGGTGTTGAGATTGGTGAACCCGATTGCAAACTAACTGAACCATTTACTGTCACAGTAGCACCAGCAATTGAATTGCAAGAGTTGCATCCTTGGTTGATAGAGGTCACTAATGATAATTCATTTATGATCTCTTCTGATAAGATATTGACAATAACAGAACCCAAACCCACTCTACTTGAAAAATATCAAAACTTGATTAAATGAAATTCTACACTAACGTGCAGATGATCGGGAATAAATTCCTGGTTCGTGGTTATGAAAATGGTAAACATGTGATGTATAAAGATGAGTATCGACCTACTCTCTTTATACCATCCAACAAAGAATCTAAGTACAAGACACTTGAGGGGGAGAATGTTGCTCCTATTCAACCTGGTTTTGTGCGTGATTGTCGTGAGTTCTATAAGAAATACGACGATGTAGAAAATTTTAAGATCTATGGTAATGATAGGTATGTGTCACAATACATATCTGACAAGTATCAAGAAGATGAAATCAAGTTTGATACAAGCAAGATAAAGATAACCACAATTGATATTGAGACTGCTTCGGAGAATGGATTCCCTGATGTAGAATCTGCTGAAGAAGAGATATTAGCTATTAGTATTCAAGACTATAATACAAAACAGATAGTTACTTGGGGTCTTCATCCCTTTGAGGTAAAGCAAAAGAATGTCACTTACATTGAATGTGTTAATGAGTGGACTCTACTTCAAAAGTTTATTGACTATTGGGATTATAATACCCCTCCAGAAATTATAACTGGATGGAACATACAGTTCTATGACGTACCTTACATTTGTAAGAGATTGAGAAGAGTTCTTGGTGAGAAGCAAATGAAAAGGTTTTCACCTTGGGGGTTGAATACCGAGAATGAAATTTATATTAAAGGTCGTCAACAAACTTATTTTGATGTAGGTGGTGTAGCTCAATTAGATTACCTAGATCTATACAAGAAGTTCACTTATAAGGCACAAGAGTCTTATCGTTTGGATTATATTGCACAGGTAGAGTTGGGTCAAAAGAAGTTAGACCACTCAGAGTTTGATACGTTTAAAGAATTCTATACACAGAACTGGCAGAAGTACATAGAATACAATATAATTGATGTGGAGCTTGTTGACCGATTGGAAGACAAGATGAAACTGATTGAACTTGCTGTTACTATGGCATATGATGCTAAAGTAAACTATGCAGATGTATTCTTTCAGGTGCGGATGTGGGATACCATCATCTACAACTATCTGAAGAAAAGGAACATTGTAATTCCTCCTAAAGAAAGATCCAAAAAAGACGAAAAATACGCAGGTGCTTATGTCAAGGAACCGAAACCAGGAAAGTATGATTGGGTGGTCAGTTTTGACCTTAACAGTCTGTATCCTCATCTTATTATGCAGTACAATATTTCCCCAGAGACCATCAGGGAGACTAGACATCCCAGTGCGAGCGTTGAAAGGATCTTAAATGAACAGATAACAGACTTCAATCCTGAGTATGCAACGTGTGCAAATGGAGCACAGTATCGAAAGGATGTTCGTGGATTCTTACCAGAGTTGATGGATAAGATGTATGGTGATAGAGTGGTGTTTAAGAAACGAATGCTTCAAGCAAAACAAGAGTATGAAAAGAATCCGTCTAATGTCCTTACCAAAGAGATTGCTAGGTGCAACAATATTCAGATGGCAAAGAAGATTGCCCTTAATAGTGCTTATGGTGCTATCGGCAATCAGTACTTCCGTTATTACAAACTTGCTAATGCAGAAGCCATTACTTTGTCTGGCCAAGTATCCATACGTTGGATAGAAAACAAAATGAATGCAAAGGTCAATAAGATCTTAAAAACAGATGGTGTTGATTATGTTATTGCTTCGGATACTGATTCCATTTACTTGCATCTTGGTCCTTTGGTTGACCGTGTATACGAAGGAAGAGAGAAAACTAATGAAGGCATTGTCTCGTTCCTTAACAAGGTGTGTGAAACTGAATTTGAACCTTTTATTGAGGGTTCTTATGAAGCGTTGGCCGAGTACGTGAATGCATATGATCAGAAGATGTTCATGAAGAGGGAGAATATTGCTGATCGTGGTATTTGGACTGCTAAGAAGAGATACATTCTAAACGTATGGGACAGTGAAGGTGTTAGATATAGTGAACCCAAGCTTAAGATGATGGGTATTGAGGCAGTTAAGTCCTCCACACCAGCACCTTGTCGTAGTATGATTAAGGATGCACTCAAACTTATGATGAATGGAACTGAAGAGGAGGTGCAGAAGTATATTGAAAACTGTAGGACTAAATTTAAGACTATGCCCCCTGAAGAGATTTCTTTTCCAAGATCAATCTCTGATGTAAGTAAGTACAAGTATGGTGAAGATCAGTATGTTGAACTTGGTGGTAATAAAAGAAGAAAGGTTGGAGTTCCTATTCATGTAAGAGGAGCACTTTTATTCAACCATCTTGTAAAGGAACAGAAATTAGCTAATAAATATTCACCCATTCAAAATGGTGAGAAGATTAAATTCTGCTATCTTAAAACTCCTAACCCACATCAACAGAATATCATTTCTTTCATTCAAGACTTTCCAAAAGAGTTTGGCCTTGACAAGTACATAGATCATGACCTACAATTTGAGAAGTCATTCTTAGAACCACTCAAGATTATTCTTAATTCTATTGGGTGGAAGACAGAAAAAACAGTAACACTCGAATCATTCTTCTCATAATGTTCTTTGATAAAGTTAGTCTCGTCACTGGTGGGTTTGATCCCATACATAGTGGACACATCAGGTATTTTGAGAGAGCAAAAGATTATTCTGATTACCTAGTCGTAGGATTGAATGGTGATCCTTGGTTAACCAGAAAGAAAGGTCAGTACTTTCAATCTTGGACTGAGAGAGCAGATATTATTCGACATCTTAATATGGTTGATGCAGTCATATCATGGGATGATTCTGATGATTCTGCATGTGGAGCTATTGCAAAGTGTTTAGAAATATCTAAACAAGTTGTATTCTGTAATGGTGGTGATAGAATAAAGAGTAATATTCCAGAAATAAAAGGTTATGGTGATGATCCCAGAGTAGAGTTTAAATTTGCTATTGGTGGGGAGGATAAGATGAATAGTAGTTCATGGATTCTCCACAATTACTTTGA